CCTCGAAACAATTGGGAAGATTTCTATAGGTTTGAAAAAGCAAAAAGTAGAAATGTTGAAGGCAGATAACGAAAAAAGAAAGTTTGATTTGATTGATGAATACCGCAATGGACCAAAAAAAGTCGATCATGAAGACTCTATGACTATTGTACAAATACCACAAGAAGATGCAAATAATTAAAATGTATATAGAAAATGAAAAATTCTTGGCTGAACTGAAATTATCTCAAAAAGAGCCTACTCCACAACTTTGCATGTATTTCTTATTGATTATACGTGATTTTGTTTATAGAAAGAATGCATCATATGTTTATAAAGAAGATTTGATCCAAGAAATATTACTGAAATGTCTTGAAAAATATAAACAATACGATTTGAACCATAAAGATTGTGTAGGGTTTTGGAAATTGGTAATTGGTAGAGATATTATCAAAAAAGTCACTAGAGATCGTCAATTAAGAAAGGAAGAGTTATTTTTTCAATATTCAGTTGGTCGATGTGATGATGATTGGATGACTGAACAAGATATAGAGGATTACAATACCAAGTTTATTCACAAATGGAAGAAAAAAAAGAATACTTAATACATGTAAGATTATAAACAAAATAGGTTGAAAATATGACTTCTTCTATCGTAAATTCTATAACAACCACTCCAAAAAAACAAAAGATACGTGGAGTTGTTCGTAATGCAACAGAACAAGAATGGTTGGGTGTTCATGTAGTCCCAGATAAGGGTGAAATTATATATACATCTGATAAAAATACATTCAAAGTTGGGGATGGAGTTACACCTTATCCGGACTTACCTACAACTGGAAGCTCTTTAAATATAAAAAATGTTGTAAATAAGTCTGATGATATTCCAGAAGCTACAGAAGAAAACAAAGGTGATGTTTATTTATATAATGGGGAAAATACATCAAGTTTTATTCATGGTTATATATATGAAAATCAAGAATCTGTAACATATTTTGGTGTGATATATTTTGAACCAAGTAATAAAATAACATTCAATTTTCTTGATAATAGTCTTTCATCCTTTTTTGAAGATAATAATATAGCCAATTATCAAAATATTACCCATGGAACAATGACTTATTTATTGGATGGTAATTTGTGGGTGATAGAAGGAAAAGATGAAGAAGAAAATATTGTTTGTGATAACTTACGTCTTTATACTGAAGATTTGGAAGATGCTGGTTTTACATTTATTGTTCCTATGACAGATTTTTCAGATGGAGAAGTTATTGATTATACTACAACTTTTACACCACAATATTCTTATAGTTGGGTAAGAATAGATGTACAACCTGGAGGAGGTGGAGGAGGGGCTGTAGATTCCGTCAATGGTAAAACTGGTGTAGTTGTTTTGGATGCTCATGATGTTGGGGCTTTATCTTCTAGTGATATAAAAACAGTAAATGGTAATTCTTTGGTTGGTTCAGGAAATGTAGAATTATCAACTTATTTACCTTTTCCAAACACATGGGATACTGGGCATACAACAAAAGATTTCTGTGATGATATTAATGCAGATGTAACAGCAGTTGAAGGTATGGCTTATCTTGGTGAAGTTACATTTACAGATATGCCAAACAATATTGGAAATGCTGAATGTGTTGCTGAAATTATGATGCAGAATCCAAGTTCAAAAACAATAAAACTTACTTTGACCAGTGGTAATGTAGCACCATATATGTGGGTTTATACATATTGGAATAATGGTACAAACGTAAGTGGATGGCAGACTTGGGCAACATCAGCTCAGGGTTCTTTGGCTGATACAGCACTTCAACCAGGAGATTTATCAAATTATGTAACTACAAACACAACCCAAACAATCAGTGGTGAAAAAACTTTCTCTGGTATTATGAATTATTCAGCTGGTAAGACATATATATTGGCTGGTAATGGTGGTACAAAGCTTGGATATTGGTCTTATGATATTGATGGTCAAAGTAATATAACACTTCAAACCATGACCGCCAGTACAAGAAACATAAACTTCAAAACCAATAATGGTGGTAAAGTAACTTATAATGGTAGTGAAATTGCAAAAAAATCTGAAATACCAACAGTAAATGATTCTACAATAACAATTACTCAAGGTGGCGTAACAAAAGGCTCTTTCACTTTAAACCAATCATCAGGTGATACTATAGCTTTGGATGCTGGTGGTTTGGTTGGTGATTTTGTTCCTCAATATTCTACAATGCCAACTGCAAGTGTATCAAATCTAGGTCAAATAGTTCAATATAAAGGCACTACAGATATAAATTATACAAACGGTTATTTCTATAAATGTGAAGTTGATAGTGAAGATCCTACTTCTTATGTTTGGAATAATGTACAAGTTCAAACAATAGAAAACAACTATGCAAATATTATAAATAAACCTTCTATAAATTCCGTAACACTTTCTGGTAGTTTGACTTCTACAGATCTTGGTATTTTATCTGATATTACTCAAGGTTCAAATATTACAATAGATAAAACCAACCCAGCCAATCCAGTAATTTCTGCAACAGGACAGGTAAACTCAGATTGGAATGCTGCTTCTGGTCTTGCTCAAATCTTGAATAAGCCTTCTCTTGCAACAGTAGCCACATCAGGTTCTTATGGTGATTTATTAAACAAACCAACTATACCTGCAGCTCAAGTAAATAGTGATTGGAATTCTTCTTCTGGTGTAAGTGAAATTTTGAACAAACCAGACCTTTCAGTTTATGCTTCTGCTTCTGATGTTACAACCATACAAAGCTATATTCCATCAACGACAACAACTTCAAACCAACTTGCTGATAAAGCCTTTGTAAACAGCTCTATCTCAAATATGGCAGCAAACTATGTAACTTCTGATGCTCAGGGTGATAACTTTGCTACTCATGCTGCTTTGATTGCTGGTCCATATTACTATAAAGGTCAGTCTTATACCCTTACAAATAATGACTATGCGTTGGTAGAATCAGACGAAGACCATAGTAATGCAACAACCAGATATATGTATAATGGTGCACAATGGGCTTTCCAGTATATAGTGAATAACGCCCCATTTACTCAGGCTCAATTGGATGCTATAAATTCAGGTATTACATCAAATAAAGTATCTCGTTATGATTCTTTGGTAAGTAATGTTCAAGCAGATTGGAGTTCTTCTTCAGGACTTTCTCAAATCTTAAATAAACCTTCCTTGGCTACTGTAGCTACTTCTGGTTTATATTCAGATCTTACTGGTACACCAACTCTTGCTACGGTTGCTACTTCTGGTGATTATGATGATTTGTTGAATAAACCTACTATACCAACTATACCTTGCATTGTGATTGATTATACTGTTACTGCCGCTACTGGTGTTATAAATGTAGAAACCAACAAAGAACCTACCACAAAAACAGTAAAAGAAGTAATTGGTGGGGCTACTATAGCTGGAACTTGGACTACAACAGATACTACTCATTATGTGTTTACTCCTACTACAGCTTCAGATATTCTTTCAAATGCAAATGGATTCTTAATAAAGGTTATATAATGCTGAAATATGGAACCCTTATACCAGCTTGTTTTTATCCTTATATTTCTTCTGATGGTTATCCTGATATATGTAAATTTTATACAGCTATGCCAACCAGATCAACAGAAAGTAGTGCAGCAAACCAACGCAGACCTGTTCTTTATGGTAGTTTGAATGGTGGTGTAAGATGGTGTTATGAAACTCAATCATCAAATAATAATTTCTACTGGGCGAACTATTGTGGTAACTTTTATTTCAATTCTACAAAATACAATCTCGAAGCTTGGGCACATAAATCACCAAACAGTAATTATGGTACATATAAAGCTTCTGCTGGAACAACCGAACCTCCAGCTGATTTGAAACTTGGAATGCAAACATGGACTACTAGTGCTGTTGTACCATATAATACCTCAAATCTACCAAACAGAGAAATATGTAAATCTTTCAATGGTGTAAACACAAACCGTTATTTTTGTATAAAAGAAGGTGGTGGTTATGCTTATAGTGATACACCTTGGGGTGCTTCTCCTTGGACTACTACATCTTTTGGTTTGAGTAATGTAACACTTACTGATGATGGTGGATTTAAACATATTTGCATGAATCCAGAAGATGATCATGCTGCTTTGGTTTTTTTTGTTACAAATGATAGTAATAAATATTTAAGAACATACTATTGTAATACTGATAGTGTAACCTCTGTTGTTGATTATACTACAATTATATGGGGAAATACTACATCAAAACAAGCAACCTACAAATATGTTTCAATAGATTATCTTCCAGGTGTTGGTTTTTTGATTTTTTATAATGATTACTCATTGGGGGTTGATGAAGGTTTCAGTGTAAGAATACTTCGCACATATGATCCGATTACAGGAGAAAAACTTACTTATAATAATTTCATTCAAACAGATGCAGAACAATTTGTAGGTACAACAAATAATGAAATTGTTCAATATGGATCTCATGGTTGGTATTGTCCATGGACCAAAGAATACTTTTTTGCACCAAATGCATATCAAGTTTTTTGGACGTCTGATGGTATAAATTGGAATAATAGTGTTACTACTGGAGCTTCTCGTACTACTGCATGTCAAAAATTTCTTACAGATGGACAAAGTATGGTTGTTGCTACTTCTGGTTCAGCTTATTATTATTCTAGAAATAAAGGACAGGGTTGGACAACTGACGTTACTTTATCACCAAATGGATTCAATACAGCTAGAAGTAATGATACAATCGTTTTACCATTTAAATGTGAAAACAATATTGGTATAAACACAAGTGATATAACTTTGGGATATTCTTTAAATATATCAACTGGTGCAGCTGTTTCTGATACTACGTGTTTTTATACAAATGAATATATACCTGTAGATCCTGATACTTCTTATGTATTTTATGGAGCTTGTATAACACCACATGGTAGTATAGCAGAAAAGCAAAAAACTTTTTATAACAGAATATTATACTATGATAGTAATCATAACTTCATAAGTGGTAAAGAAGGGGCTGATTATACTCATACAGCAAATCAAAGAGAAGTACCTTGCTTATTTACCAGTCCTTCCAATGCAGCTTATGCAAGAATAAGTTGTATGGTTGATAATACCACAGTTACCCAAGAATCAATAGGTTATTATAAATGGTATTTTGCCAAAGAATCAGATTTCAAAGTTATGACAGAATATGGTGATATAGTTGTGAATTAACAAAAATCAGGGTAAAAAAACAGATACTTAATAAATGTAAAGAACAAATAGATTACAGGACAAAGAAATGACAGCAAAAGAACTTCTTGATAACATATTGACCAGAGAGGGTATGTACAGTAATATCAGTAATTACTTCAACTCTACTGAATTACATGTCCAAGAAAATATAAAGATTTTGAATTCCCTTTTGGATGAATTGGTTGATACTGTAAATTTTCATGAGATGTTGGAAGAATTTACATTTACAACATACTCTGAATGGGCAGAAGGTACACAATATTATCAAAATGGTTTACCTGTATATGTTTTAAGTAATGCAATGGATGGTTATCGTTATCAGCCTGAAAGTTCTGGTATATCCACTGTTTCTCCAGCTTCTTTGAATTTGAAACCAGGTCAAGAAGGGCAAACATCAGATGGAATTACTTGGAGATGTTTGGGTTCTTGGTGTGAATATCCTATTGATGAAATGATTCCAGATTATAAATCTATTTCTGTCAATACATTGGTAGATTTTTCAAGACGTTTACCATTGATAGCTATTGATGATGAAGAGTGGCAAAAAAGACGTATGTATCAAGTAAAATCCTATAATGGTTACTTCCAATTGAGAGGAAAACGTTTATTCTTATTTCCAGGTTTTGCTGATGCTACTCAAATTTCTTTCTTTTATTATTCAAATCTACCAGTAAAAGATTCAGATGGTGTAAGAAAGCAACATGTAACAAACAATGAAGATATGGTGATTCTTCCAGATTTATTATTGACTTTGGGAACTGCTTATAAATGGCAGAAAGATAAAGGACTATCAACATATCAAGAATTGGAAACAGGATATAAAAACTTATTGGGTACTTATCAAGCTTTGGCCAAATCAGGTAAAAGAATAAAAATTGGTAAAGGCTCAAAAACACATACAAAACCAGTACCAGATGGATTCAGTAACAGTGATATAGTAATAGGATTATAACACATGCCAAGTAAAAAATATCAACAACTTGCAGGTGCCTTCCCTTTGGATCTGAGGAATATTAAATCAGACTCAAAGGATACCTTCTTATTGTCTGCAAAAAATGTAATATGTAGAGATGGTTATATTGAGCTACGTAAACATATAAACAAAGTCGTAGCTTTCAATGATCCAGTGGAGTTTTTATATGATTTTGAGGAATTGGGTATTATTGTTGCTGCTACTGATAATACTGTTTATTTATTGAATAAAAGATTTGAACTTATAGATTCTAGAAATGGCTTCTCAGATGGTAATTGGGTTGGTTGTGTATTTAATCACCGTTTATTTCTTGCCAACTCTATTGATACTTCAATTATGATTTATTCTCCATCAGAAGGTACATATAGTATTGATAATGTAAATGTAAGTGGGGCTGGAACAACAGTATTTTCTTTTATATCAGTAGTAAATTCTCAATTGGTTTTTGGATTGGCAAACAAGATGGAATTTTGGTATTTGGCTCCTGGTAATGTAACTGGGGTTTTATCATTGTTTGATCTTACAGTTGCTATTGGTACAACACGTCTTGGAGGAAGTCTTGTGCAAATAACCAATGTTCCACGTGATTCTGGTATGGGTATGCAAGACTATGTAGCTATGTTTACCAATAAAGGTGAAATCATAGTTTATCAGTGTACAGATTTCTCAGATCCAACCAAAATAACATATCATGGTACTTATTTGACAATGCCTTTTATTGGATATAACTTCATCACCAAATATATGAATGACTTATTGTTGATGACGATTGGTGGTGTTACGACTTTCCAAGATGTTGTTTCTGCAGGTGTTTCTGTTTCTACTGATCGTTTATTCTCTGCACCTATCAATGACTCATGGGTAGAAAATAACTTCAATTTGAATGGGTATAAGTCTTTGGTAGCACCTCAAGAAGATTTTGTTTTATTCAATATTCCAAAAGGACAAGGAAAATATAATCAATGGGTAGTAGATCTTTCCTCACATAAATGGTCTTCTTTCAATGATATAGATCCTACTTGTTTTATTAATCATAATAATAAATTGTATTTTGGCAAAGAAGATGGAATTTATGAATATACAAATGAGGGTATCCCTTCTGATCAATATATAGTCTCAGAAATTCAAACATCATATTCAAATTTTGGAACAATTAATAGTAAAGGCTTCAAATTATTCAATGCTCGTGTTCTTGCTACTGGTGATTTGAATATAAACTATAGTATTTTGAAAGACCTTGAAGATACCACATATTATGATTTTTCAAGTGATAGTGGTTTGGTTCCTTCTACTACATCTGATAATTTTTACTTTGAAATAGAAGATCCATTGATTGACTATGAACATGAAGATGAATTGGCTTATTGGTGGATAAATAATATAGAATATGATGATTTACCAGACCATAGAACAGCTTATTGGGCCGCCGGTGATGCTTCAACATATTCAGAACAAGCAAAGTGGCACTCAGGAACAGGATATGCAAGAAACTTTTCACTGAGACTTAAAATGAAAACAAACAATATAAGCTATAAATTCTATGATATTACTGTTCATTATGACGAATCCACGGGAGCTTTATAATGATAGCCTTTGATAAAGTTTTTGATTATTGTTGTGAAGATCCTGCACTTATTGAAAACTACGATAAGGCCATAAAAGATGACACTCAATATTGGCATTGTCATCACAGATTGGAAATACAAGGTGATAAAGTTTATAGTAGTAAAGAATTGAAAAGAATGGGACTATATTATAATAGACCAGCTTGCGAATTCATCTTTCTTACATGTTCTGAGCACTCCAAATTACATGGTTTCAATAGATTTAATGGTTGGAATGAAAAAATATCAAAATCAAATATGGGCCATGAAGTAACAACAGAAACCAGAATAAAGATGGGAAAAACCAGAAGAGAAAACTTTGCAAAAATGTCTCCTGAAGAAAGAAAAGTAAAAATGGGACATAACAAAGGTAAAACTCCATGGAATAAAGGTAAAAAGTTTCATAAAAAAGTAAAAATTATAATAGAATCTACAGGAGCTTTATAATGAACAGAGAAAAAATAATTTTGAGGGTAAATAGTAATTATGCTGTTTCTACCTCTCTACAAAATGTAATCATAAATAGAGATCAAAATAATAATATAGGATCCATAAAGGTAATTGAACAACCAGAAGAACTCACAGCTGTTGTTTTATCTACTGAGCCTCAAAATAGAGATATAGAAGAAGTTCAGTATAAATCAGGTAAAGAAATAAAACAAGCTGATAGTACTGAGGTAGAGGTAGATAAGGAATTAAAATCTGTTTCTTATAGTACCAATATACCAAACTTCAAGACCAAAGTAAAAAATCTTGAAGGTGAAAATATAAAGATCTCTATGGATGAACTTATGGGTGATTAACAACAAAAGGATAAAAACATGTCAGTAATTGATTTTGAACCAACAGACGTAAAAGACTTGACTATGCCTGAACGTACTGTTATTGAAGGTGCAAATGTAATTGATTATGATGTTGAATATGGGACTTTACCAGTCAACCCAGAACAATTGGCAGCACCTACTTATAATGTTGGAGTCCCAGCTGAAGGTACTTTGGGATTTTATGAAACAGATGGTACCGGAGATGCTGAACAATACGAAGTTGATTCAGTAACTTTGAAAGCTGGTGGAAAGGGTTATGTAGAAAATGCAGTTGCAAAAATCAGAGGTGTTTCTCCATCTGATGTTTTGGCTGAAGTAACTATCAAAAGCGTAGAACCAACCGTTTATAGTGTTGCTTCTGCTGCTGCTACTGTAGAAACTGGTGAAACTATGACAGGATATGCAAAAGATGAAACTATCACTATTGCAGGTGCTTCTGGTGATACCTCTGCAGTTTTGACAATCGCTTCTGTAACTGCTCCTGTTTATAATATAGCTTCTGCTTCTGCAAGTGGTGATGCTATGACAGGATATAATACAAACGAAGTAATAACAATACCTGGAGCTTCTGGAGATACTGCAGCTGTTTTGACTATTACAGCTGAAGATGGAGCTATAACTGGTTTGACTGTAACAACTGCTGGTGAATTTGCATCATCTATTTCTGGTGTATTAACATCTGAAGATTATTCATATGGTGGAGAAGGTACAGGTGCAACAATAACAGTCGTTGGTGGTGTTGCTGATGCTGGTGGTGCTATTACAGGTTTAACAGTAACCACAGCCGGTGAATTCGCTTCCAATATAGCTGGTACAGTAGATCCTGCAAAAATAACATATTCTGGTTCAGGACAAAATGCAGTTATAGTAGTAACCACAGATACAAATGAAGATGCTGGTGAAATATTATCTGTAGAATTGAAGTCAAAAGGTGTATATGCAAAAGAACTTGACGGAGATGTAGATGTTATAGCTGGTAGTGGTACTGGTGGTAAAGTTACTGTGGATATGAAAAAAATAAATCCATCTGCATAATAACGAAAAAAAAGATACTTAACGTGTAGAAGGGGATTTGTGAGCTTCTTTCCTTCCTCAACTTCCCCTTCTTATAAAATCTCGAAGGAAAATTGAACATAATATAACTCATAAAGAACAAAGGAAAGTAACATGAGTAAAACCGAAAAGTTATTAAATGCTGAAGAATTGTCTGAAAAAGTTCGTACAACTATTGAAGAAGTTGGTAAAGAAGATGAAACTGTTGAAGAAGAAAAACCAACAGAAGAAGTCAAACCAGAAAAAGAAGACGAAGTAAAAGATTCCCAAATCCCTGCAGAAGAAACAAAGGAAGAGGTGAAAGAGGAAGAACCTTCTGAAGAACCTGAACCTACTGAAGAGGATTTGAAAAAGTTTGCTACTGAGAACAATATTCCAAAATCTATTGGTCTTGATGTAGTAAAAGAATGGAAGAACTTACCAGACAGTGTAAAATCAACATTGGTAAGAAACGCTCAAGATGCCGACAGATTTGCCTCAAAATATAAGGAAAATCAGTCATCAGAACAAAAACGAAGAGAAGAACTTGGTAGTGCAAATGCTTATATAAAACAAACTGCACGTAATGCCAATATTTCTGAAACCCAAGTAATTAAGAACGTTGTAGATTGGGTAGCCGCAGTAGAAGACAATCCAGATGCAGTTCTTAACCAAGCTATCGGGACTGTTGTAAAAGTAAAAGATCCTATAACTTTGATCAACACCGTTATGCAGAGATATGGAATTTCAGAAGAACAGTTAAAAACTCCACGTCAATTTTCAGAACAACAAAGAATTGACTATGAGATACGTGAAGCACAGAATCGTAGACAACAAGAACGTACTCAATTTTATAATTCTGTGACAAATGAAGATAAGATGATTGCTGAGGCCCAAGAAGCTGTAGAAGACTTTAAGTACTCACATCCAGAAGCAGTAAGCCTATTGGAAGATGAAAAGTTCAATCGTATAGTAGCCTTGGAAAGATCAGAAAGCCCAGATAAAACAGCAAAAGAAGTGTTGGAATCTGCATATGCTTTCTTCAGTGATTATCAGAAAAAAAATCAACCTGCAGCTCCAGTGGTAGAACAACCAAAACCAGCTGTAGATTTGAATAAAAAACTTCAAGCTGTATCTCTGAAATCTACTCCAAATACTGCGGTTGAAGAGAAGAAATTCACCTTTGACCCAAATAATATGTCAAAAACCATCTCAGATTTGAAAGCCAGAGTGCACTCAAAACTGGGACAATAAAATAACTTATAGGAGAAAATATTATGGCAGCCGGAAACGCAAATTTCAATGACCTATATTCAGTCTATGTTGACGAATACTTGCCAGGTTTGAAAGACAATTATAAAAAACAGTCAAAATTGTGGGATCACATGACATCTTTGCGTGGTGTTCGTAAAGATACAGGTGGTGTTACATTAACAGAAGGTATTGAATACTCAATGAACGGCCAATATATCCGTTATACTGGTGCAGATTCTTGGGGCACATTACCATCCAATCCATTCTTGACACGTGCACAATATTTACGCCGTCAAGCAGCAGCTACAATCGTTGCAACTCGTACAGAAGAATTGGCAAAAACTGATGCTGTTACAAATGAAGACGAAATCGCACGTAAAGTTATGAATGCCGGTAAAACAATTGCAAATGGTTTGTGTGGTGACTTGTATTCTGATGGTTCTCAAACAAATCAGATGGATGGTTTGCAAAAAATCGTTGCAGATGCTTCTGGTGTAACAGTTGGTGGTATTGATCCAACAGATGCAGCAAATGGCTTCTGGGAAAACTATCGTGATTCTATTGCAGCAGATGCAGCTGTTATCAGTGCTATGGAAGATGCTTTCTTGGGTACTTCTCGTAACAACGATAGAGTTGATTACATTGTAGCTGACAACGGTTTATTCAAACGTTACTTCTCTGCATTGCAAGCACAACAACGTTTCGTAGACACATCAAAAGCTTCTGGTGGGTTTATGGAATTGGATTTCAACGGTGTTCCAGTTGTATTTGATCAAGCTATGACAAACGACATGGGTGGTGAAATCCCAACAAAACACATGTACTTCATCAACACAGACAGTATTTTCGTACGTCCTCACGTTGATTGCGAAATGAAAAAACGTGAAAAAGTAAACAGCTTCAACAGCGACGTTTATTCAACAGCAATCTTGTGGGCTGGTGCAACTACATGTAACGGTAGAGCGTTCAATGGTGTGGTTGTAACTGCATAATTATAGTTCTATTACATAAGCCTAGAATAGAGAGATTGGTTTTATATGAGACTCCTGAGAAATTGGGAGTCTTTTTATATATAACCGTGCTTCATAGTTTTACCTTTTTGATACTTATAAAATAAAACACAACATTAATCAAGCCAAAATCAGTTCTATAATATAAAGGAATAAAGTATGAAGATAGTCTGGAATCAACCTTTGACAGAAATAAAGACTGGTAAAACACATGAACAGATAAAGTATGATGTAAAAAAGAAAAATAAATCTACTGCTGAATCTGTAAAACACAAAGAAAAACAACCTGTAGAATTATTTCCAGAAGTTGTTGATACGTATTTTCCAGAAATATGGGAGCTTTTTCCAGAAGAATAAGATACTTAAATTATGTAGAGAAAAAATTAAAACATAGGAAAAAAATATGTCTCAAATTTCGCTTCCTTGGTCAATGGTGTCAGATACTACAAATAACATTAAAGCAAATGGTATTCATGTAGATGATAACTTCAGTACTTTGTTGGATGGTGTAAATGCCAAATTCAGTGTTGATGGTTCAGATCCTATGCAAGCTGATTTGGATATGAATACTCACAAAATTACTCACTTGGTAGCTGGAACCCAAAATGGTGATGCTATAAATAAAAAACAGTTTGATGATGCTATTGATGGATTTCGTGTAGCTACAACTCAAACAAATGGTGTAGTTCAAATTGGCTCAAATATTGATGTAGATGCAAATGGTGTGATTTCTCTTAAAGATGCATCAACAACAGCCAAAGGTATTTTACAACTTGGAAGAACAAATACTATAGCAAATGCAGCAGCAAAAGCAGTAAGAACGACAGTTGTAACAAATACAGTTCCTACATCAGGTGAAGATGGTGTGATTTATTTCGTTTACGCTATATAAAAAATAAGGAAAGCATTTATGTCAATCAAGGTTCCAGTTGTAAATACTATATATGATATTCCATCAACCAATGCTTATACTTTTGTTGGTGGAACTAGACATCATATTGGTGCCATTTATTCATCTATAGAAGGAACTATGAGAAAATTATGGCCAGATGCAAACCCAACCACCAATCCAACAGTAGAATATACAACACCTGGTACTCACGTTATTACATTGGGTCCTGGTTATTATAAATTTTCATTATCTGCAGGTGGTGGTGGATCAGCTTGTTGTTGGAAAACTGGAGCAAACACAGGTGGTTCAGTAGCAGGTGGTGGCTCAGGTGCTTATGGTTATTTTGAATTACAGATAAATGTACAAGAAACTTTCACATTTGTTATTGGTTCAGGTGGAGATGGTTCTGTTGGATCTGGAACTAGAACTGGGTCTTCTGGATCAGCAACAACAGTCTCTTCAAATATACGTGGAAATTTTCTTACATTGAATCCTGGAACAGCTGGATCAGCATATTTTAATAACAATAATGATAAATGGGCTACAGCAGGTTCAGGAGGTAATTATACAACAACATTATCTTCTTATCATTTCAGCAATGGTACTGGTGGTACTACAGATCTAGGAACAGCCACAACACGTGATTATTATGGTAGAGGAGGAGATAATCCAAGTCCTTATTATGGTGATGGTGGTACAGCTCACTTCTATGGTCCAGGTAGTATGAGTGGTCAATATGCAAATGCTGGTCAATCTGGTTATGTAAAAATTGAGCCAGCAGTACAATATATTTACACTTCTCCAGTTACAACATCAATAACATTACAACCTGGTACTTATTATTTTGAAATCGTTGGTGGTGGCGGTGGGGGTATTGGTGCTCATGCTGCTTCTTCTTATGCTTATGCCAATGGTGGTTCCGCAGCTTCTGGTTATGGTTATTTTACAGTAAATACAACTGGGGTTTATAATGTTCAGTGTGGTACAGGTGGTGCAGCAAATTCAGGTGAAGCTGGTACAACTGCTGTAGGTAATTTTACTTCAGGTGATGGTACTGCTTCTTATATAAAACGTGAATCCGATAATTTCAATATTGTAACTTGTGGTGGTGGAACTGGAAGCACATGGCATTATGATGGAAGTCAATCTGGTGGTGAATATTTTGTAACCACACCAACAGGGGGAATATATTCAACAAGTTTATCAAACAATTACACTTTGGCAAATGGTGTAAACGGTACAACATCTCAACCACATGGAGATTATATAGTAGATCTTCCAAATACTATACCTGTTTATTTCAGTGTATATGGTCAAGGTGGATATGCAAGACGTTTGACAGGCGTTACTCATCAAGGTGGAGCAGGTGGTAATGGAATGTTAAAAATATATAAATATGCATAAGGTAAAAAGAGATGATAATAGAAACACAAAATACCTTTGATTATGTTCTATATATGGTAATAGCAATACTTGGTGGTGCTGTAAGAGTATTGGCAAGGAAAGATCAAAATGGAGATTATATGAAACCAAAAGCTTGGAATTTTGTAGGTGGATGTATAACCTCAGCTTTTGTTGGTATTATTCTTCTTTATGCATGTCAATATCTAGGTTTTGCTTCATCAGCTACAGGTATGATTGTAGGATGTGGAGCTTTTATTGGTACTGACCTTATCCAAGTAGCATTTGAAAAACTACAAAAATGGGTCGATAAAAAAATAGAAAAATCATAATAAAAAAATAAAACAAGCACTCAGAGTTTAAGGAGCTTATTTATGTCAGATATTCAATCAGGAACATTATCAATCAGAGGAAGAGCTTATAGACCATTACATGCTACTTATTTGGCTTCTGTATGGGCTCTTCAAAATCCTACATTACAACGTGGAGAAATTGGTGTAGAACAAGACACATTATTATTCAAGGTTGGTAATGGTATAAGTAAATGGAATGATTTGGGTTATGCAACAGGTAGTCCAGGTCCACAAGGCCCACAAGGTCCACAAGGAGAACAAGGGGTAAAAGGTGATACTGGAGCTACAGGCCCATCTTTCTCATCAGTAGCTACAATTTATAATGAAGAAAATCCTCTACCAGCCTATGGTTCAACACCAGTAAATACAGGATATTATTATCAACATGCGAATGGTGTGTATGATGTTTATATTCATTTGGAAGATCAACCTGATTGGTTTATTATTCCAAATTGGGGTGGTTTGAAAGGTGATACAGGTGCACAAGGAGCTCCAGGTATTCAGGGTATTCAAGGGCCTACAGGACCACAAGGACAAACTGGACCAAAGGGAGATACGGGTGCCCAAGGTCCAAAAGGTGATAATGCTATAAGTTTCAATACTCAACCAGGTATTTATTCAGCTTCAAATCCATTACCTTCATTCGCATCAGCAGAAGTAAATAGTGCTTATCTATATTTGAATTCAGATGATACATATAGTCTTTATGCAAAATGTGAAGGTGGTACTGATTGGACTGTTATCAATAACTATGGTGGAACTCAAGGACCTCAAGGAGAACAAGGACCAAAAGGAGACACAGGTTATTATTTTATTCCATCTGTAAGTGCCTCTGGTGATCTATCATGGACGAACAATGGTAACTTACCAAATCCACAAACTCAAAATATAAGAGGACCTCAGGGTGAACAAGGACCTCAAGGACCACAGGGACCATTGGGAACAAATGCACCAATCGTAACTACAATATCTCCATCTTCAACCGATTTGGAAGTATGTAGTGCAAAATGCGTATATGATGCAGTTGGTTACATTGAAAGTTTATTGGCACAAATATAATAGGAGTCCTTGATGGGAACAGTAAGACAAGAAGTTGAAAGAATAGAACAAAACGTAAGTGATTCATATACAGCAGCATCATTGAAAAGTGCTTCTATGCCTGTTACACAAAACATAGCAAGTCTAGCAAGTACTATAAATTCTATTCAATCTCAAACAGACGCAAATGATTTATTATGTAATTATAAAGTAGATCTTACAAAAGTTACATGTAGTGGTGGTTGTTTACAAAATATAACTCCAACACCTTCTTCTCCACAATATGTAACGTGTAATAATGGAAGTATAAGATTTAATAAAAAACATGCTGTCCCTCAAGGATATACCCAATTATCTTATTTATATACGACAGGTGGTAAATATATTGATACTGGTTTATCTGGTGAAATAAGATGGGTTGGTGGTGCTCAAGGAACAAGTGATTCAGAAGGTTCAAAATGTGTATTGGGTGCTGATAATACAAGTGATGGATCAGCTGTTATATTTTTGGCATCTAGATTTGGTTCATCTTCAAGTACAGCAAATAAAAAATGGACAATAAGAAGTAATACACAAGGTAATTCAAATATTTCTGGTTTGGATTATGTTGATTATGATTTAACATATAATGAAATTGCCCCAGGAGAATCTATAAGCACTTTTTCTGGAACTATAAACGATGCTACGGTAACATATACAAATAATCAAAATTTCTCAAATTGGTATATTGGTACTTGCCCAGGTATTATGATAAATGGAGTACATAGACATTATCCATTCGTTGGTAATATCTATCGTCAAAAGGCATATCAGAATGGTGTATTGGTGGCTGACTTTATACCAGCAAAACGTAATTCTGATGGTGATTTGGGTATGTATGAAGCTATATCTGGAGAATTTACTAGTGGGTTCTTAATACCTGATATTCCTTCTGATAAATCAACATGGACAATATTTACAAACCCAACATCACAAACAGGTAAGGGTGTATATATAAGCGAAACAGGTTTGTGGAGAGCTGTAAATGATAGAGGTGCAGGTTGTGCTATTCCTTTGACTGTTGGTAAAAGATATCGTCTAGAAATAAACCCAAGCTCAGGTTCTGTAGATTTGGGTACAATGTTACGTTATGGTCAATCTCCTCAAGCAAACCCAACAACAGCAGGCATTCAACTTACAGATTGGTACCGTGGTGAAATATATGAAGGACAAACTGCTACATTTACTGCAACAAAGTCATATTTGGTTATGCAATTATCAGCAAGTGCAGTAGAGTCTGGTATGATTCAAGATGCTATATATTTATATGAAATTCAAGGCTCAGGTGATGATTGGCAAGCTGGTGATGAAGTATTGAATTATGGTGATAATATAGAAGTTTTGGATTATATTCATTTTGCAGGTACAGATTATACAGTAAATGGTTATGATACATATTTAAATCATTTTTCAAGATATATAGATACAGGATTGAACTTAAATGATTCAAACTCTGCAACACAACACTCTGACTGGAAAAATGTAAAAATAGAAATAGATGCAAAAATTTATAATTACACTGGAGATCGTCCTGGTTTTCAAACCTATGATTATTTGTTTATGTATGGTCAAGAATATGAAGGAACTCTTGCAGTAGATCCTATATACGGTGTTTCTGTACAATTAAATCAAACTTCTCCATATGAGTTTGTTATAAAATCATATTCTAGTAATAGTGTAACATCATCAAATGGAAATCCAGAGCATAGATGTTTATTTGTTACAGATCTAGCAAATCAAAGTGTGTCCATATACGACAAAGAAGATGAAGATTATTTGTTAAACACAACTATGACAGTTTCTCAAGTAAACACACCATATAATTATATACAACCAATAAAACTTGTAATTGGTGGTGGTGATGATGAAACTCAAGTATCAAACATTATTATGGATTTATATAGTGTAAAAGTAACTGATTCAAATAATGTAGTAATATATAATGGTGTACCAGCTTTTGATTATAATACTGGTTGTGCAGGTTTATATGATACAGTTTCAGGAAGATTTTCTACAACAAATAATGATTTAAAAACAATACCAAACACAAATAGTAAAAAAGAATATATAAAACCACAAAAAGGTAATGTAATAAGTGGTGTTTATAATACAGTTGGTCAACAAGAAAGTGTAAAAGATTTTGTAAATAATATAGCATACTGTGAAAACTTATTGGCTCTTGATTCTTCTTTGGTTGATAAACAAGAAATAAAATCAGGTACAGTAAATAGAAAAATAGGTATGCATGTTTTTGATGGTACTGAAGATATAAAAGTTGATAACAGTTCTTCTTATACATATAGAATTGATGGATCTTTCCCTGATTTGGCTCAAGGTGTAGATATGCTGAAATCTGGTTTATCTACAAATTTTGCTATAACCAACACACATGATACTTCAACATTTACATCAGGACTATTCAGATTCAGTGATAATCAAGATAATGGTATACCAAGTACATATCAACCAGTAGAATATGTA